AGCTGATGGGGATGTGGCCGGTATAGCGGAGCAGCACGAGGCTCTCCTTCGGTTAGTCGTCGGAGAGCTGGTCGGCGAGGGCGGCATCGAGGCGCGCCTGGATGACTTCGAGGAGCGGAAGTATCGCCCGCTCGGCAAAAGAGTTCGGCTTCGTGCCGGGATGGTTCACGACCTTCGCGAAGACACCGCCGCCCGGGCCGGTCCAATGGAGGGCCTGCGCATTCCGAGGCCGGATCACGTGAGGGGCGGTGCCGTCCACGACGTACCCGGCATACGGCACATCGGCAGCGAACATAATCGTCAACACGCCCTCGGCCTCGGCCCGCTCCGACCGAATCGAAGCACGCAAACGGCCACTGCCCTCACCTGGCCCCACCGGGGCCTCAGCCTTGATGGCGTCCTGCACCATCGGCTGGACCTCGTCCGCCCACTCCCGCGACGCAACCGTCCACGAGAAGCGCGATACCGGACTGTCGTCCGAGCCGCTGACATCGACTTTGAGCGTCACGCGTTCACCGCCTCGAACACCGAGAGCCGCAGGCGGGCCGCGTAGTAGAGCATCCGCTGCGTCTGCGGCGTATGCACGGGCGAGTACTCCAGGCCGAACTGCTCACCGATGGAGCGGATCTGGGTTTCGAGACCGGTCGTTGGATCCGTGGTGACCGTCGGCATCGTGGTGGACCAGAACGCGTCCATCACGGCATCCACCACCAGCGGGAACTGCTGGTCGACCATGGCGTTGTTGGGGTTCGTCAGCAGGATCAGCCAGACGTCGACATCCCACGCCAACTCCTTGAAACCCGCATGGCCCGGCTTTCCGCGCGGGCCCGCCGTGCGCTTCCCCGACATGTTGCCGCCCCACACGAAAGCCATCGGCGAGGAGACGTTCTGGAGCACCGGGGGTGTGATCTGGGCTTTCAGCGCGACCGGGCTCCCCGGAATCGCCATGCCGTCGATGATGTTGCGGCAGAAGATCTGCACGGAGTTCAGCGGCATCCGACCCCCCTTCCTCGGAGTCGGGAGGGATCAGGAGCGGCGCATGTACGGCGTCAGGAAGTCCTTGTACTGGGCCTGCATGTCCGAGACGCCCTTGCCACCCGTCGAGGTCGAGCCGGGCATGCTCTGAATCGTGATCGCGATGATGCCGCCCTCAAGGGACTGCACCGCCGCAGCCAAAACCGAAGCCCAAATGACGTTCGCGGGCAGCGACGAGACCGCCACGCCCGCATCATGCGGATTCGCCAGAGGCGAGTTCAGCGTCAGGACCCCCGGGCCCGTCTGCGCAATGCCGACACCGTTCGGCAGCGCCAGCGGCGACGAGGCGGCAACCGAGGCGATGCTCACCGTCTCCGTCTGCGCACCGTCGTACACCATCGCCGACGCACCCGTGAACCCGGTGACATCATCCACATTGAGCGTCATCGCGCCCGACTCGGCAGCGGAAGTCAACGACGAATGCGGCCAGCCGTTGGTGTACGACGCCAGCAGCCGCACGCCGTTTCGGCCCCAACGCCAGTGCACGATGTCGGGCGCCGTCGAGATCGTCGGCGCACCGTCCGGGACCGTCGGCGCGGCCGTGTCCGTGTACCAGTTGATCAGCGGATGCTCCGGCGCGTACAGCCCGGACTCCACCGGCACATAAGTCCTAGGCCAACCCGCGTTCCGGGCCGTCTGCAATGCCAGAACGTCGATCACCGGCCAGCGCCGCATGATCAGCAGGCCGTTGCCGGTACCCCGCTGAATACCCGCGCGACCCGTCGTGGACCCCGGGCCGAACAGCTCCTCGTTGTCCACCGACGCGCGCAGCATCTGATTGCAGTACGTGTCCACGATGCTCGTCGCCCTGTTGCAGACGTTCGTGATCTCCGCCTGCTGCGCCGGGACAGTCGCCCCCGGCTCCGGCAGGATCGACCACGAGCAGCCCGTAGGCGCGTCAACCAGCATCTGAGGGGTGATGTACGGGGTGACCGTCGCAACCACCCCCTTCGCGAGGCATCAGAGGATGGAGCGGACGACAGGCAGGGGAGTTACTCGGTCGGCGTGCTCGCGGCGCGGGGCCGGCGCTTCGGCGCGGACGCGGCGGGGGCAGCCGCCGGGGCGACCTCGCCAGCAGGGGCAGCCGGAGCCGCAGCTGACCTCGCTGCCAGAAGCGCCGCCGTCAGCTCCCGCTGGCCCTGCGCCATCGCCTGCATCTCGGCGAGCATCGTCGCCGGGTCAGCCAGGCGCTTCTGCTCCGCCACGACCAAGCGCAGCGTGCGCTCCGCATCGTTCTCCCACGCAGGGAAGGGGTGGAGACGGTTGGCGAGTTCCTCCGGCAGGCCGTCGAACGCGCCGTCCTCACCGACCGTGAACGTGCCGAACTCGGGGTCGTCGATCTTGGACGCGTCTGTGAGCGTGTACAAGCGCATGAGCGCGCTCCTTTGGTGAGGGTGGGGCGGGGCATGGGGAAGGCCGAGAGCGGGAGGCTCTCGGCCTTGAGATGGCGCTGCAACCGCGATACCGTGGTTGCATGACAGCTAAAGCGGTTACATTCCGGCTACCGGAAGACCTGCACGAGCGGCTCCGGCGAGAAGCATTCGAGACGCGTCGACCCATGAACGAGCTGGTCATTGAAGCGCTGGCCGCCCGGTACTCCCTGCTCGAAAGTGGCGGCAGCATCGTCCACGTCGACAGCGACCCCCGCAACAACGACCTCGCCAACCTGCTCGTCTGGGGCAAGCCGTGAAGACCGCGACCGAAACCGCAGTCTGGGCCGAGTGGAACGCGCTGTCGGATGACGAACCGTCGCCCGTCAAGCGCATCGCCAACAAGCTGAACATGGCACCAGTCGACGTCGCCTTCATCGTCTACCCGGCCGAGACCCTCGGACGGTGGGACGACAGCCACGAAGCCGACCTGTAGAGAGGGCCTGCATCACGAAGGCCGGAAGCATCTCGCTTCCGGCCTTCGCGATGGGGTGAGTCAGGTGCGGCGGTTCGCCCGCATCCGCAGATTCTCGGAGCGCGAGACGGCCGCAAGGTGATCGTGGCGGACGCAACTCCTCCGAAGGCACTTGTGGTGCACGTCGAAGCCCCCCGGGGCCGGGCCGTTCTCCAGCTCGAAGGCGAAGCGGTGAGCGCCGATCATGTTGCCGTGACTGAGCCCGAACTGGCCGTAGCCCGTGCCCGGATTGATGCTCGCTGTCCAGATCCAGCATCGGCCGAGCTCGGGGTTTGCTTCAGGAAGCGGGCCGTTCTTGTCGACCTTCATCCAGAACCGCTGCTCGGGAGTGCGCTGCGACGGGCGTTCCACCGCCGGGTCGCGCAGCCACCGCCGATAGTGCTTGCGGCAGATCGTCCGCTTGTAGATCTCATTCCCGCAAGTGCCGTCGTCCTCGGTGCAGGTGAGCGGCTTCTCGACCTTCGGTTTCACAGGCATGGGGTCGGGGACGTAGCCCCATGAGTCACCGCCGCGACCACGGGCGATGTTCTCGCGCTGGGAAATTGGATCAAGGTGAGCCGGGTTGCAGCACCTCCGGTGGAGGCATGCGTTGCTGTCGGCACAGCCGGGGTCCCGGGTGTGGCAGAGGTGGTCGAGGACGAGCCCCTCGGGGATTGGACCAACGAGGGCCTTGTAGACAAGCCGATGCGCAAGGCGCGTCTCGCCAGCGTGATTACTCCTAGCGCCATATCCGTTGGGCTGGATGTACCCAATCCAAGGCCAGCACTCATCGTCGCCACGCCGGTCAACCTGCGCCCAGAAGCGACGCTCGCGCGGGTCGGTTGTCTCTCCGTGGGTGCGTTCCCGCTTGTAGTGCACTTTGCACAGGCTGAGCGCATGGCTCGGTTGGTCGCAACCGCCTTCATGCGTGCACGTCGCACTCTGAGCGGCGTAGCGGCGGGTCTGGTGATTGGGGTCGCCGTACTTCTGCCATGTCGCGTAGTGCTTCGGGCACCATCCGCGCCCGACTACGGGCTTGCCGCAGATCGTGCAGGGATCGCCTCGGCGGACCGTCACTGGAGCCTCCTGTAGAGAGCGGGAGGAATCCCCCACCACTCTCTACAGGATACCACTTGATTCGCGTGACGATGGCTCAACTGACCTTATTTGAGCAGGTCAGACTACGCGACGCAGCTGAGCACTCCGGCTGCGACTGGCGCGCGATTCAGGAAGGCACCGACACTTCGGATCTCGAATTCGCGCCTCGGACCTCCGCCGGCCACCCCCGGGTTGCGGTTGATGCCGTAGTCGTACTGGGCGCAGTCCCGCAGGGTGCGGTACTCCAGGACGCTGGAGATCTTGCTCTGCGGGAAGGGGACCCGGTCGCTGCGGGCGATGATGGTGCCGGGCGGGATGGAGACGTGGACCTCGATGGGCACGGTGACGCCACCGGCGGGGGCGTTGACGATCTGTCCGACGCGGCCGCCGGCGGTGACGTTGACGCGGCCGTCGCTGTCGGTGTTGAGGAACGTGGTGGCGCTGGTGTTGCCGAGGACGAGTCCGGCGATCTCCTGGGCCTGCGCGGCGTTCATCATGAGCGCGGTCGGGCTCGACTTGATCTGGTTCCACAACGGGAGGAAGAGCAGGTTCTCGATCTCGGCGATGGAGCCACCGGACAGGGTCAGGCCCGCGCCGTTGAGCGAGTTGAAGACGCTGGGGTTCGCGGTGGAAGTGCCCGGCTGGACCCACTGGCCGGTGCTGTTGTAGTCGCCGGACAGGCTGGCCATGAATCCGTCGTAGTCCTTGGCGTTAGCGCTGCCGTTGTCGCCGGAGGACAGGTAGGTGGGGACCGAGTTCGCGGTGTTCTGCCAGGTGGTGCTGATGTCGACCAGGGTGGACGGGACCGCGTTGTTGCTGCTGATGACCGAGGTCATGGTGACCGTGTTGGTGGTCGTGGTCGTGTAGTAGTACCAGGTCGAGCCGTTGCTGGACTGGAACCAGTCGTAGGCGACGGCGCCGCGCTGCGCGGTGGTGGTCGCGGAGACGCTGTTGGTGGCGGTGCCGGAGCCGGACGCGCCGCTGGTGCTGGCACCCTGCGAGTTGCCGGAGCCGTAGTAGTAGCCGGAGCCGGTGCGCCCGGCGACGCCGACGTACACGGTGGTGGAGGCGGCGATGGAGCCGCCGGTGGTGTGCTGGGTGAGAGTGGGGGCGGTGGCTGCGGCGAGGGCGAAGCTCTGCGCGCCGAGGAGCTTGCGGTCGTCCGCGATCAACACCTGGTTCAAGGTGTTGAAGGTCGCGGTGGCGTACGGGTCGTCGTAGCCGGTGGCGAGGTCCAGGGCGTCCTGGGTGACCATGCCCGCCAAGGAGGTGGGCTGGTACTTCGCCTGGAAGTCCTGCTCGGAGAACAGCACTTCGCTGGCGGCGTAGTTGAAGCCGATGCTGGGGTCGGGCTGGGAGTTGGTCAGGTTCATGATCGCCTTCCAGATGGCGAACGTGTTCCCGTCCATGCTCTTGACGCGTGCGACGTGATCCCTGAACGGGGTCACGACGGGGATCAGCGTGACCAGCGGCGACAGGTCGTAGCTGGTGATGCCGGTGCCGGTGGTGATGCCGGTCGTCTGGGCCTTCCAGAGCGACTGGAAAGTCGCTTCGGCCATTTCGTCCTGCGACGTGCTCATGGGTGCCTCTTTCTGGGCATGCGAAAGCCCCCGGCGCGTCGGCGTCTCGGGGGCTGTGAAGTGGTGGGGCGCGGCTATTAGCCGCGGTGCATCTGCTGGAGCTGCGCGATGGCGAGGGAGTTCATCTCGTCCGCGATGGCCTTCTTCTTGTTCGCGTCGAGTTCCCCGGCGAGCTGCTTGCGCAGTTGCAGGCCTCGGTCCATGTCGACGGGCGCGCCCTTGTCCTGGCCGCGCAGGTGCTCGGAGCGCGGCAGTACGCCGTTGGATGCGACCGCCATGACGGCGGGCTGGTTGGCGATGTCGTCAACCTGCTTGATCAGTTCCTCGACCTGCTTCTCCAGCGCCTGGTTGCGCTCCTCCAGCACGGTGACGACGTTCGCCTGCGCGAGGACTGCCGCCTGCTTGGCGATGTCCTCCATGTGCGTGGCGCTCCAGCCGTCGAACTGTGCCTTGAGCACGTCCTGGGCGATGCCCTTGAGCATGTCCTGCGAGGGGGTAGTGGTGGTCTGGGTGGCCTTGGCCACGGTGTCGTCGTCGGCCGGGACCGCATCGGCGGGGATGCCCGCTTCGGCGGAGGGGGCCGGGGTGAGGTCTGCGGCGGTGGCCGGCGGCTCGGCGGCTGGGGGCTGCTCGGCCTCGGCGGGTGCCGGGTCGGCCGCGCTGTCGTCCGCGGGTGCGGCGGAGGGGGCCTTGGCCGGGGTGAGCATGGTGATCTCGGTGGGGTCGACGGTGCCGACGAGGTTGCCGT